ACCTGCAAAGGCGGACGGACCATGTAGTCAATGGCCTCCCCCTTGCGCATGTGCTGGTGCTGTAGCTGCTTCACGTCGCCGAGCGCTTCCATGCCGGGGGACTCGCCGTACACGTCGTTGCCACGTGCGATCCACCGCGGGGCCAGCAGTCTCAGCGTGCGGTAGCCAGAATCGCGCAGCGTCTTGTTGCCGTGGCTGCCGGCCTCGTAGTAGGTCGAGTCATACGCCATGTCCTTGGCGAACACCTGCTTGCGCGGGTCCGCGGGGCGGGCCGCGCGGGGCGCCATGACGTGGATCACGTCCAACGTGGACAGGTAGTTGCCGCGGTCGTACAGGCTGCGCACAGTCTGCGAGCAGCGGTCGTAGCCGAACTTCTCGACTACCTGGCCCACCGTCATGCTGATCTCGCGAACCATTCCGTTGACGCGACGCTTGGCGTCTGTGGTCAGCGAGTATTCGCCGATCATCAACGGCGTGTGCCGGATCACCGTGTCAAAGTCGTCCTCGATCATGCACGCGGACGTGCCGAACACACCGAGGTCGTCGTAGATTGTGTGCAGCGCGTTGTAGGTGTTCGAGCTGGCGAATACCGCGCGCATGACCGTCTCGACCAGATCGAGCCACTCGCGCTCCGGTCCCGGCTCGGTACTGATGCTGCTGTCAGACGGCACCAGGCGAAACCACGGCGTGGCCGGCGAGGACACCCCCGCCATGAGTCCGGCGGCCAGCGACCGCGTCGCCAACAGGCCCGTGTTGTCGATGATGTGGTTGTGCCGTTTGGTGCCTTTGTTGGTATCCGACGTGTTGAACCGGATAGCGCGTGGGCGCAAGAAATCGGCAAGCGATTGCCAATGCCCTTCCCACGAGGACCGTTCACTCTTCGCCTGCGCCCGTAGGGACTCGTACAGGCGCAGGCGGTCCGCGTTGTCGGGGCGTGGCATCTTGTCAGCCCAGCGTGCGGTTGCCGGTCAGCAACGAGCCCAGCGGTCCGCCGGTGTCGCCGCCGTTGGTCAGCAGAGAAGTCTGTTTGGAGTCTGGCCCTCCCCGGCGACGACGGCGGCGATTGTCCGTGACAACAGACGTGTCAGGGGACTGTACCTCTTGCGGCACCTGCACCGCCGGCGGCTTGCTCTTCTTGCCCATGTTCCTGGCCCTCTAGGTCCGAATGTGAGTGTACGGGTCGTACCCGTCAGTTCGGTCAAAGCGATCGGTGCGTGACTGGTTCGTCGTCGACTGCGCGGTGCCAACAAGCGCCTCCATCTTTGGCGTCTGCATCCATGCAAGTATTACCGCAGTCGCGCGATCTGGAGAGCGCCCGATGAGGTCAATGATGTCATCTCGGCTGCTCATGCGCAAGGTGCGTCCTTCCGGCTTGAACTCTGGGGCGCACAGCTCCACACGCAGTTTGTCGTCCGGGGGTAGTGCAACGGCCAGATTGCTGGTCGGGTCAAGTGCTTCGCGCAGCGCCCACCAGAGTTGCACCCGCAGGTTGGCGAACTTCAGCAGCCCGCTCTTGTCCGGTCGTGTTGCTGAGTTCGACACGTTGACACCGACCACTGGCAGGTTGGCCTTGGCGAGGAAGTCAAACGCACTCGACCCGACGCCGATGGCGTCCAGGTGAATCGGCGCCTGGTCGCGCATGTGCGCCACCACCAGTCCCGCCGCGGCGGCGCCATCCGGTGTTTCCCGCCCCGGGACTTCAACCAGCTCGTCGAACCAGTTGCCTTCATGCAGCCGGGCGATGGTCGTGCTGTCCGGGCCACCGCGCGCGATGTCAACGCCCATGGAGACCATCGGCGGTTTGCGATCGCGCTTGTGCCACCGCTTCATTGCCGCGTCTACCCACGCGCTTGGAATGAGCTGGTAAGGGGAGTCCTTCTGCTCGATGTCGAATGCACCGTACAGGAGCTGACTGCGCAGCGGCTCTGGCAGGCTCTGCAGCTGACGAAGGTATCCCGAGTCCCTGAGATAGGGGTTGTCCACGATGCGCGCCGGGATGAACGTCCGCGTCGACGGGGTGATTATCTGCTCGGGAGAGAAGTCGCTCTCGTTGAAGTCGTGGATGCGCTCGCCATCGACGAGCACGAACGGCCTTTCGTCAACGTCCCATACGTCGACGCTCTCCCCGTTCTCGTCCGGCAGGGAGGCCACGTAGGCGATCTCGCCTGGGAGTCTGGCGTGCGGATGGCCTTTGACGAGCCACGGAGCGAAGAAATCGAGCACCCACCGGCCTTCTGGCGTCGTCGGCGGATTGAACAGGAGGAACATCTGGCTGTGGACGCCAGGGCGGGTCGAGCGCACCCAGCCTGACAAGTACCGAATCTGCGACGGCAGGAAAGCCGTGGCCTCATCGAAGATCAGAAGGTCATGATCGCGGCCCTGGTATCGGGCTTCGTCGCCGAGGTTTGGCGCGGAGCCGAACTCGATCTGCACCTTGCGAGGGCCGCAGTTGCGCCAGATTTTCGCTTGCGAGTTGTACCCGCTGCGGTCCCCGCGCAGCATCTGAGCCAGTCGCTCAATGGCGCCGTGCAGCTGCGTCGACTCACGGCGCATTATCAGCACTTGGTGGTGGTGCATCAACGACTTGCCGAGTGCGAGGTCGGTTTTGCCCCCTCCAGCCGCGCCGCCGTACCCCACGACATCTGCCGTGGAATTGAACGCCATCGTCTGCGGGCCAGGAAGCGGCCTCCAGAACGTTGTCTGAACGTCCTCGGCAAGGAGTTTCTCCAGCTCCGCCCGTTCCTCCGCCGTCAAGTGGGCAAGGAGCTTGTTGACGTCAGCCGAGTGCATGGCCCTCTGCCGGCCGTGGCGCCTCCACAGGCGCTGCAGCCGGCACCGGATGGTTGGTACAGCGGGACAGGAACGCCGGCAGCGCGCACACCAGCACCAGCAGCCAGGAAGCTGTCTTCAGGCGCGTGGGCATGGTCGCCAAAGTCAAACCCGGTTTGTAATTCATGGGCTGTTCCTAATCACGGCGCTTTGGCTTGCCGGTCCAGCGAAGCCAGTCATGCTCCACGTCCGCCGGCTTGCTCGTCTCCGCGAACACCGGCATGTGGAGCACAGTGCCATTCTGCGGATGGTCGAGCCAGAGGGCCTGCTGCGGCCGTTCTGGTGCCGCCCGCAGTTTCCCGTGCGCATACTCATTGTGCCCAACGAGCGAGCCGTTGACCACCGCCCGGGGCAGGGGCAGGTACTGGTGGTAGTGCCCGATGACCATCGTGTCAAAGTCCAGCCCTATCGAGCTGTTGCTGCTGCGAGTCTTCACCAACCCGCGCATGATGGGGCCGATCGCACCGATGATGCCGTCGCCGCCCGCAGTCCCGAGCTTGTCCCCGTGCGTCACCAAGTATTTCTTGCCCCAGACACGGAAGTGCGCATCCGTGCCGTCGGGGACCAGGAACTCGAAGGCTTCGTCGTCCTCGAAGTGCTTCTCCAACAGCGCGTAGAGCAACCAGTCGTAGCTGAGATACGCGGCACGCTTGAAATTCGGCTTGGCAGTGGTGCGGCCGTGATTGCCCGCGACGCACGGGATGAACACTCGGCCGAACGTGTCCTTCAGCGCGTTCAGGCAGCGAATCAGCGTGCTGAACAAATCGACGACTACCGGCATGATCGGCTTGTCGTTGGTCTTGCTCAGCTCGTCATGGATGTCCCCGCTTACCATATCGCCGCCGAGCGCGACCACGATTCCGGGGAAGTCGCCATGGACCGTGTGGTTCACCGCAAGGTCGATGATCCCGCGTGTGATCCGCTCAGCTCGCGTCCTTGCGGTAGGAAGGTCATACTCGTTGGCACCGTTCACTTCGCCAGGCTCTACGACCTCGCCCCAGTGCCAGTCGGACCAGATCGTCATCGGCGCCAGCAAGCCACTGCTTTTCTTGGGCTGTGCATCAGACGCCCATGCCGGGGTATGCGGAGTCGCGCAAGCCTCCTTGAGTCGGAATATCTCGTGTCTCACCGCCGCCGTCGTCATCGCATCCTTGCGTGCGAGGAGCAGTTCAGTATTGAGTTGCTGGATTCTGAACAGCAGCCGTTCCCGCTCTTCCGTAGGGGCGGGGTCCGATTCCGAATCGACAGGCAATGTGCCTGCCGCGAAGTCCGTGTCCACCCCGCGCCTGCGGGCCTCAGCAACCCGGTGCCTGAAGGCCGATCTGTTCAGTCCGAGAGCATCCGCCGCTCTGGTGCAGTTGCCCCCTGCCTGTTTCAGCGCACGGAGTGCTTCAGAGAGCTGCTCGTTCGTAAGTGGATGTGCACTCAAGCGTTGACCTCGTTCCTTGCGCTTCTGCCCGGCGCGTCAGCTGCCGCGGCCTCGCACGACATCGTACAGTCGCGTCTCTACCATGCGCAAGTCCGCAAGAATGCTTGCCAAGCGCCGTTCCACGTCGTCCCGTGTGATCGTCGAGTGCTCAACGTGTACCCGCAGGTCCGCCAGCTCACGCGAGAGCCTGGTGTCTGCCGCCGCGAGGGCAGCGAGGGCCTCCTCGACACCCGCACTTGCAGCCTTGCCGTGGACCAGCCGCTCAAGCTCGGCTACGCGATCGAGAACTTTGCCGGCGACCCATGCCAGCAGTCCGATCAAGGCAGACAGCATACCCGCCAGTGCCGTGGCGACGTAGGGGGCGCCGAGCCGTGTCAGCCAATCCACGCTATCCGGCGTCGGCGGCTGGGGCTCCATCAGTACAGCCCTGCCGCCGGGTCGTTTTCACCGGCATCAGGGGCGGGTGTGGTGGAGGGGTCATGGTCACCGGCCTGGTCGCTGGCGAGCAACTGCCGCTGCTTGGCCAGTTCGAGCAGTGACGCGACACGTGCCGCTCGGGCGGTGTCGTCGAGCTGCAGTGGCCCGCCATCAGCGCCGGTGATCTCCTGCTTGTCGCCGTACACCGACCGGCGGCGCCCCTTGAGCAGAAACTGGATCAGGCCGTCGCTGTACTTCTGCACATCACCGACGCGGGAGCCCTGGTAGTAGACGGGCTCCGTGACGCCGTCCCGCGCCCGTCGCCATGCCTCTGCCTCCAGGGCGTCGACGGCCTCCTCGATGGCGTCCTCGATGGCTTCGTCGAAGTCGAAACTCTGCTCCCGCAACCGGCTGATGGTGCCGGGCGCGATGCCGCATTCCCGTGCAGACCGGGAGACGATCCCGGACGTGCGCAGGTGCAGCAAAAATGGCGCGACCCAGGCGGGAAGCTGTTCGAGTTTCAGGTTTGCCATGCGCGGAAGATACCACACTGCGTGAAGTTTGCGATGTGCAGCACGTGCTGATTCTGCATGTAGCATCTGCTAATTTTGTTTTTTGTTTGCTTTTTTGTCGATGGGCCGGTGGGGACCCCCCACGCGCACGGCCGCGCGAAAGAGGCCCCCACCCCCTCCCCAC